AGAGTTGATTGATTAAATTACTAATGCGGCTGTATTATTACCAGTAGCATTATCATCTAAATTTGTTGCAACATTGTAACAAACACCAAAGATAGAATTATAATTACTACCAGCATCTAGCTCTATTCCTTTTTCAGCAGCAGTTGCATTAACAACATCTTCTACTAATACATTAAATACATTATATATTGAATTTGTTTGAAATCTTATTCCGTTTAATTGACCTGATGTACTTATATTTATATTTTTAACAGTAAAGTTGCCTTTTGTTCTAGTAACTTCAAGCGGCCATATCATAATTACTGGACCAGTACCAGCTAAAGTAATATCTCTAACTATAATATGTCCGACATCATTATTTGAACCACTGATACGAACTGGTAATGTACTGTTTGTACCTGCACTTTCTAAAACAATTTGCGTTGTTAAACTACTATAATCATTACCACTACCTGCTGAATACCATAATTGAGCATTGCTCGTCCCACCATCTCCTTGTAATATTAAATTACCATTTATTGTTGTATTATTTGCTGTAGAAGCATCAAAGTAAGCACTGTTTGTACTAAAATCTATGGTTGCTTGTTCAAAATGGATAGAGGATGTACTTGGTACTACTACATTGACAGTTTCGCTATAAGTTCCTTTAGAAACCCAATAACTACTAGGAGTTGTGCTATTTGAATTAAAAGCTGTATAAATTGAAGTATAATCACAACCACTCGCACAAACTGTAAAATCATAAAGTGTTTGACCTCCACTACTTGCATCAGACCATTCTACTCCACCAGCTTTTGCAGTTAAAACTTGGTCTACTGTCCCAGTAGCAGAATTTGAATCTGCAATAAATCTAGTTACTGCTAAATCTTGTGGTATCGTAATTTCATTTGTATTTCCTGCTCCACCCTCTGTTATTGCTTTAACTATATTATTGCCTAAAATTATTAAACCTAAAGCACCAACAATTAATATAGAAAGTGAGAGTGTTTTTTTTGTGAATATTTTTTTTATAAACATATTTTTTTATTAATTATGAATTATCATTCCTACCATAAACTTCTACCCATAAATCTTCACCACTATCATACATAAGAGAAATTGTATCATTTGCACCCATTGTAAAGCTCACGCCTCCATTGAGTGATAAACCAGTACCATCATCTAGTTTTACAGTGTTGGTGTCGTTTGTGCCTTGTATGGTAACAATTTGACCATCTGCTCCATCAGCAATTTGAGGGTCAGCAGTAATATCAATCGCTCCACCATTACCAGCAACTCTTTGAACTGCTTTAGTAATTGTAATTCCTCCAGCTGCTGTTATTGCTGTGTCTGTAGATGGTACATAACCTAAAGTTCCATCAAGATGTAAAGTTGTTGAAGGACTAATTGTTCCTATACCTACATTACCATCTCTTAAAACCATTGTGTTCTCGTACTCAACTCCATTTGTTGTTAATATTTTTAAAGCATTAATATCATTGTCCCATCTCAACTCACCTATATGTCCAGTTGGTCCTCCATCTTCTCCAAGCCATAGTCTTGTTTCGTGGTTGGGATTTTGTAAGAATAAACCATCTACAACATCCGTCATATAAATATGAGTTTTTACCATAGGTGTTGATGTTCCAATACCTACTTTACCATCACTCGCAATAGTTATTCTATTATTTACATTATTTGTTCTAATTCCAAAACTATCAGTAGCGTGATTATAAGATAAACCACCAATATCAGAGTCATTTGTATCACCAAAGTTAAATATACCTTCTCCATTCGCACCAGATAACAAATTCATTCTTGAATTATCATAGGAGTCTGTATTATTCTGTAATAGGAATTGTACTCCACCGAAAAGAGTAGGTACTACTCCTGCCCCATCTACAAAATGCAAAGGTACTTGTGGGTTGCTTGTACCAATACCCATATAACCTAAATTGTTAATAAAGATATTAGCTGTACTTGAAGTTATTATTGCGATTTCGTCTGTTCCTATACAAAAACCAGTATCAGTATCTAATCCTGTAAAGTTAGGAGAAGATGTACTACAAGCACCAGCAATAACTGTTGAAGAAACTGTAATTACTCCAAAATCAGATGAGCCATTTACTACTAAATCTTGTACAGTAGTCGTATTAGAAATATATGCGTCACCATCTACTGTGAGAGCGTAAGAACTGTATTGAGTTGAAGTGTTTACTGTTAGATAATCACTTACTTCTCCTGCTACGGTTACATTGAGAGTTCCGATAGTACCAGTAGTTGCAGTAAATTCACCTACTGATAAAGAAGCATTGTTTAAATCAACGACTTCTATATCGTCTTGTGCTTGAGATGTAATTACTCCTGCTATGTCTTTCTTTTTAAAGCCAGAGTTTTCTGTTGCTCTTCCGACATCATCTGGGTTTGTATCACAACCTGCTCCCATTATTAGAATGAGAACGAAGACTGATAATAATGAGAGTATTTTTTTCATATATTATATTTATATTTTAAACTATTGGTTATTGTATGGACGCATATAGACTGATGATGTACCAGATGTTCTAGTCCACATAGCAGTACAATAATAAGCACCATCTATGTTGGCTCTAAAACTACGAACCTCTGAATTATTCGTTGCTACCCAACCTGTATCACCGTCAAAAGAAGAACCATCTTCTCTATTGATTGTTTCTATGTAATCCCACCTATTCGTAGCAGAAGCTGCTGTAGCAAAATCTACGTCTTCTTGGTCTGAACAAGCAAATTTATGTGTTCCACTTGCAGAAGTATTAGATACTGTAAAAATTACAGTTGTATAATCATTAGTTAAAAATTCTGTACCAACTGTTGTAGTTGCTACTTCATTCATAACTGTTCTTTCGCCAGTGTAAACACCAGCACCAATCATATTGGTTGCTTGATAACCCCCAGCTAGGGCTATAAGTAATCCTGCTATCCCTAACAATAATTTCTTCATATATTATTAATTAAATAAATAATCTTGTTGAGAGTGAGAAAATTAATTCTCACTCATCAAAAACTATTTAGCTATTATAATTATCTATTTGCATAAGATAAGTTGTAGCACTATCACGAATGATAGTTACCTTAGCTGATTTGTCAGCTGTAATTGTTGCTGTAGCATCTAAGTCAAGATTACCTCCACCACCTACCGCAAGGATAGTTGATGTAGTAATTGTTTTGACATTAAATAAAAGCGAATCTCCATTTGTAGTTAAACAATCTGCAAATAAAGTCGTTGTTGCAGGAAGTGTAATTGTTGGAGTGCCAGCCACAGGAGTAACAGTCCATAAAGGATTATCACACACATTAGCTGCAGTTGCAGTTGATGTAGTTGTAAAAGTAGCAATAGCACCTGTTTGAACAAGACTATCAATACGAGCATCACCAGATGATGTTAAATCACCATCTAACTGAATAGCACCAGTATTATACTGTGTACCAGCTATTTCAATATCACCATACTCATAAAGAGAATTAACATTTTGATAATCATCTGAATAAGTTAAGTAAGTGGGTTCTGCAGTTAAACTTCCACCAATCATACCTATAGGTTCTACAGGTGTATTAAAATATACATTATTTGCATTTTCAACAACACCACCAGCAGTTCCACTGTAAGCCATAACTCCAGTTACTAATCCACCGATACACAATAAACCAACTAGACTAAATAGTATTCTATTTTTCATTACGAGTTTTTTCTTAGTAATCATAAATTTTTAGAATAAATTAATTAGTTATCAAGTTGTTCCATTTGAACCGTATGTTCCAACATAATCAGGACATCCGATGATTTCTCTAAATTCACCTTTATAGATGTAAACATTGTTGCGTTGGAATTTGTAATCAACCAAATCAGTTTCAACTGATTGACGTACATAACGTGTCATTCCGTGGTTGTTTGCTAATAGATACCAGTAAGCATCTGCACCAGATACACCAGAGTCAGTTGCACCTAGATAAGGAGAAGTTGCAACTTGCAAGTTATACTTAGCAGAGAACATATTTGGCTCATTGTTAGCAGTGTTTGGTCTAAGCATTGCTTCTGTTAATTCAACAGCGTTCTTATAGTTAGTCAAAGGAACTAACAATGTTTTTGCGATTGAACCTCTAACAAAACCAGCTTGGTTCTTTTGTTCACCTAAAGCTACGATTGCAGCATTAAGAGAAGTTGGAACTAAAGCAGCTGTTGCTAGATTATCAACTGTTGCACCACTTAAAGTAGTGTGGTCATTAGCAAAGATGTAAGAACTATCAGCAGTTGTGTTTGTTGCAAATCCATCTACATAGAAGTTCATTGCAAAACTATCACGAGTAACACCAGCCATATCAGCAAATTCTTTGATAGCACTTGAATATGCTCCGTGCATATTATCATCAAAGAAATTCTTTGGAATATCTACGCTATCAGCAAAATTCTTAATGCTGTAAGTTACCTTGTTATCAAAACGAGGAGTTGAAGATTGAACCTCTTGCTCTTCTTGTCTGTTACCCCATTTGCCTGTTCCTTTCATAATTTCCATTTGAACAGCAGCATTAGTAGCTGTATCTTGTTTAAAGATAGACGGAGTTGCAGCATTAGCATAGTCGTTCATATCTTGTCCGTTGTATTCTTGTACGAATATATCGTCCAGGTCAGTTTTACACATTGTTACTATAAACTCAATTTGACTTTGTTTTATTGTGGCATTTTTTACATAATGTTCTACCATTATCTAAATCCCACAGTTCATCACATAATATAGCTTCTTGGTAATTTTTAATTTTATTATCAGAAATAATTTTATAAAACATTTTAGGATAATGGTCTACTTCTAAATCTCCACCTCTTTTCTTGCAACATTTGCAAGTCCAGTCATCTCTTTTGAATATAGTCCTTACCCAGTTTTTATATTCTATGCAATGTCTTATTTGTTGGTTGAGAGAAGTAATACCACCTTTCCATCTTGGATTTTTTTCTCCTCTTATCGCATAATAAGGTTTACCTTTATTCCAAGGAACATATCCTTTTTTATTACCGCCTTTACGGAGTTTAATACCACTTTGCTTTATTTTGTTTGTTATATAACTTCTGCTAACGTTAAATCTATCAGCTATCTCATAAGAAGTTAAGCCACTTTCATATAATTCACAAAATTCCTGTATGTGATTAACAGCATCAGGGTTGTTCATTTTTATTAAACTCAATTTTTGTTTAATTTTTTCACTATGTTTATACATAGTATGATTATACCCCAATGTCGTGTTTTAGTCAAATTGTAATGAGCTTACGACTAGGACATTTCTGCCTAGTTCTCTATGTTCCCATAGAGGTCGGACTATCGCTTCTCCTTCAGCATTATCTGTTAAGGGTCTCTCACTTAGTCTCTGCGGCTGCAATAACTATTTCTAGTTAGCTTGCCTCGGATTGCCCGTTCTGGGTGTTCCCGTAAATCAGAGAGAATTTATCATAGCTATTTCTAGCTAAGGTGGCCAATTTTACAGAACCACGTTTGGATTTAATCCACTATTTAAAGACATAAAATTTTATTTATATTTAAGCGGCAATGTCACTACCTGTCAAAGTTGCAGCACTACGTACAGCCAGATATACACGACTATTTTCTGGTTCACCTTGTCCTGTGGCTCTTAAACCACTTGCGATTGCGTGTCCAGCAGAAACATCTACAGTCCACACTTCACTTGTTAAGTCCATCAATAAGAAATCATTTTCGATTGCTAAGATTTCAGCAGCAGTATCAGCATTAGCTGCAACTTTTGCTTTCATTGATATAATTTCTCCACCTTGCAATACATAAACATCTACCACACCAGCGGCTGCTGTTGTATCAGTAGAATTTGTAGTAGCAATACCGATTAAATAATCAGTACCAACACTTGGAGTTGCATCAGCAGCTAAAGCTACAGTAGCAGTACCAGGAGTACAAACTACAGGTTCTCCAGCTTTGATAGTGCCATCAGCACCAGCAGCTACTTGAAATTGCTTAGTTGAAAGGACTTTTGGTTCTATAATTTCTATATCACCTTTAGACATAATTTTTCAATTAAAGTTAATTATTCACCGTGTTCTTCAACATATTTCTCCCATAAGCCACGAGATTTTAAGTGATTAATATCACGTTCTGATAACCCTGAAACAGTTTTTTGTTTTTCTGTTTTATGGCTAGAACTTTCTCCTGTGCTTACATTTGATTTTTGTTGTACGGCGTTTGCAAGTTCTTTGTTAGTTTCGATAAGTCTACTTTCATTGGCGATAGCCTTAGCTCGACGCACATCGGCTTCTAAATCACCTGAAAGTTTAATAGAGTTATCTAAATGAAACTGTATTAACTTGCTTTCTGCTTCACTTGAAGCATATTTATCGATTACATCTTTAGAAGAACCTTTAGTAAGAGTAGTTAGAACTGTATCCAACTTATTCTCTAATTGAGAAAAGCGGTCATCTTCTTCTTCCTCTTCTTCCTCAAAGTCATCGTCTTTTTTGTCTTTCTTCATTTTGACGATTTTCTTTTCGGCTTTGCTTAAACTCTCCTGAGCAATCCGTAATTGCTCTTCGTAATCAACACCTGATTTTTCTTTAGGTTTCTCCTCAGATACCTCTGGTTTTTTAGAGTCGTCTTCCTCGACCTTTGAATTATCAGAGTTTTTTTCCTCAGCGGAGCTTTTCTGAGTGGAAGTTTCTTCTTCCTTCTTAGACTCCTGTTTGGTTTCTTCAACCATATATTTCGCATTTAAGGTCATTGGCAGACCATTAATTAATTTTCTACCTATTAGAGCAGAGTTGTACTTATAAAGTAGGAAAGGGATAGCAAACCTATTTCATAAGCACATTTCTGCACTATAGGAATTTTCTCATTAATTTTTTAATCTTATTATCTCGTATAGGTAATTTACTTATAGACATCTTTTTAATATCTCCGTGCATCTTATCAATAATATCTAATGCACCTTTACCCCATTTAATATCATCAGGATTACCAGTATACATTTTCCTTTCAGCAAATAATTCAAGGTCTTCCATTAACCATTTAAAGTATTCAAACCCTATAATAGCTTGAGCATCAGATTTAAAACCTTGTTGCTCTACCTCGTTCATTTGGTCTAGTAATTTATGTTCAAACATATCCCTTTGGTTAATAATTATTTCTTCTTCCTTTTTAAGACTTTCTTAATCCTCTTAGTAGTTTTAGATACCTTTATTTCTTTAGATTTGGGCTTCTTAGCTACTTCTTTAACCTTTTTAGGTTTAGACACCTTCTTAACTTTCTTCTCTTTTGCAGGTCCAAATTCTTCTTCAGGAATTTTAAAGTATTCTTTAGCACTAAGTGGCTCTGGTGGATTTCCAACAGCAGTCACTCCATACTTAGAAATCAGTTGTTCCTTTTTTGCGAGAGATAATTCTCCCCATTTTTCCATATATGACATATTTTTTAAGTTATACTAGCCTCTGTATCTGTGACAGATGGCTGTTTTGATTTATTAAGTTCCTGTGTGACAGGTTCTTGTTTTTTATTAATGAATTTATCTTCTTTACCAGGTACTAACTCTTTAAGCATAGTTTCTTTTACTAGAGTTTCTTGGTTAATGATTGGGTTACTAATTCCTCTGTCGTATAAAGCCATTCTTCTAGCAAACATAGAACTATTGCTAATAAATTCAGGGCTAACTTTTACTAGGTATTTCATTCTTCTAAATGATTCAGGTCTAACTTTCATTATAGACATACCAAGTTTTTGTTCTAGTGCTTTGTTTTTGAAACTTTCTTCTCTAACTTTTTCATCCAACCCTTCTTGAGTATCAGATGTAGGCATATCAGTAGTAAATTCTATCTTTCTACTTTTTTGCTTACCATTTACTTCTCTATTTTCTAAGAACAGTCTAGGGAAAGTAAGTCTTACTTCTCCGTCAGTTGTTTCTCCAACTTCAGCTACTGGCATATTTTGAACGATTGAACCAACTACAAGGTTTCCATAATCTCTTACAAGACCAGCAACCATCTTACCTGTTCTACCAAGGATAGTTTGAGCATTGCTTTCAAGTCTTTGTACTTCATATTTAGTTTGTTCACCTGGAGTTTGTAGCCCTGCACCACGAGGGTCTTGAGAACTTTCACTAGCACTTGATTCAACTTTGTTCAAGGCTACAAGTCCTGTACCAACATCACTACCCATCTTCATTGATTCTACTTTTGTATCAGGGTCATCAAATACATTTATTTCGCGAGGAGCAAAGTTAGAACCATCTACATCTTCAACACCATAAACATTTATAGGTGGAGCTAGGTTTAAGTAAGCACCATCTATTACATAATTATAAAGTGTGTTGATTACATTTTGGTCTGGTTCAATCTTTTGAACAAGAGCCATATAATAGAAGAACCTAGAGTTATAAGTTTCATATCCTGATTTAGCAAAAGGATAGTTCTTATCATCACGTCTCATAGCATCTTCTGGGTCTGATACCATTACACCATTTATTACTACAAGTTCTAAGTCTAGCCCTTTTATATAAATAGTAAGTTTTTCAACTAATCTATCTTGTTGGCTATTGTCATATTGTCTATAGAAAGTATTTGTACTATCCATATAAAATACTCGTAGACCAGCTTCAATATATTTAAAATCTTTGTGGTCTCCGTATTTTTGTTTTGCAATATCGTATTCAATTATTTGTCTTCTAATAAGGAAAGTTTGTTTTTGAATATTAGGTTCATAGATATTTGAAATATAAAGTTCTTCATTAGGAACGATTGCAGAAATAAAACCAGAATAGATTTCATCTACAATTTTTTTATAATTCCAAGAACCATCTTTCTTTTTACTTGTTTTAATTTTACGTTTAACATCAGCAAAATCCTGATATAAAATAATAGCAGGATTAACACACATATCTTGGACAGCTTCAATAAAGGTGTCCTCATACTTAGATTGTTCACAAGCCCATTCAACAGCATCTCTCATAACAACAGCCATTTCTTCGTCTTCTTCATCATTATCATTTTGAGCAACGATATTTGGGAAAAGAACATTAGCTGTAACGTGAGCTACGATTGAGATAACCTTGTTCCTTGTAAGAGGTCTGATAGTATCTGCGTGCCAACTAAGGTCTGGGTCAGTAGAAGCAGGTGCTATATAGTTATTAAACTTCCTATTATTGGCATCTTGTCTACCAACCATATCTAGTAAACCACTTTGAGCATTAACTCTACCAAATTCTTCATAGGGTTTAGTCATTATTTCTTCACCAACCTCACAATAACGTCTAATCATTGCAAGTGTATCCCTTGTTTTTTGATTTGGATTATAAGAGCTGGTTTCATCTTTGATGTCCTTGCCCTCAAATATTGGATTTACTACTAACATAATTAAAATTGTTTACGTTTATATACTTTATGACCTCTTCTTCCTTCCTTATCTAAAATCTGTGGCAGATATGCTAGGGCATCTATTTGGTCATCGTGGATGCACCCAGGAAAGGTAAGTAATTGGTCTTCTAATTTATTATAAGTGGGTCTATGATGTATAACTCCAGCCCTGTACATAGGGATTAACCCTCTAATTCTTAGTTCTTTCTTTGAACTGGCTTTAAGTTCTACTACATCAAAGTAAATTCCTTTCTTTTTTTGTTCTTGTATTATGAAATAGGATAAGGCTTTCTGATAAGCTACTGATTCTATACCTACCTTTACGAATTTAGAACCATACTTGGCATTCATTGCAAACCAGTAATCAATAGTCTCTCCAGGGTCTAAATGTCCTGAATAAATATCTATTATATAGATTTCAGGTCTATTCTTCTCTTTAGCTATCAAGATATTGGCAGTATCATCGGCAGTTTCTGTCTTTCCTATGGCTAAATCTACTAATCCGTAGTAATAGAGGTCTTTTCCCTCTAAATCCTTATCATCATAGTACCGAAACCACTCTCTTTTAAACTCTTGTAGTTCTGTAGCTATCGGATTTTGTTGATACAAGGCGTGCCAATCGTATGGACCAACTACATTCTTAATATCATCTAACCTATCAATATCATATTTGTCTATCCATAGGGCTTCCCCCTCTTTTCTATGTTCTTCATCATCAACTGAAACAGCAGGGTATCTAATTCTCTTATACTTCTTACCCATTGACTCAGCTTTAGCGATTACCCTACCAACCAAATCATCTATGTGCCATCTTGTCATAATAATAATGACAGCACCATCCTTTTCAAGACGAGTATAGGCTACAGAAGTGTACCAATTCCAGCATTTCTCTCTAATAGTCATACTTTCAGCCTCTTCTCTATCTTTTAAAATGTCATCAATTATCAAACAGTTAGCACCACGACCTGTAGTTGCTCCACCTCTACCAACAGAGGTATAAGAACCACCTTTCGTTGTCTTCCATTTATCCTTAGCCTGTGTATCTTTCTTTAGTTTTGTTTCAAATATTGCCTTATATTGATTAGAACCTACTACATCACGTGTCTTAGCACCAAAATCTTGTGCTAAATCACCTGAATAAGAGGCAGTAATTATCTCTTTATCAGGATTCCTACCTAAAAACCAAGCAGGGAAATAGATACTAGCTAGTGTACTGTTGTGTGTTGGAACTAGCATTGTTCCAGCTAGATATTCCCCACCTTCTACTTGTATGCATCTACCTACTTCTTTCTTTTTACTTTCTCTAATATCAACTATTCCGATTCTATCTTGTTTAACTATTCTTTTTATTCTTTTTCTTTTTAAAGCTACAGGTATTTTCATTGTAGGTTGAAAACCAATAGAATAAACTACTCTCTTGCCTTGTATTCCACTTGTACTTAGAGTAGGTTTTTGCTCAATTATATATGGTCGCATACCTAAACCTCTAACTAATTCTTCAATATCTTTAGCTAATTTCTTACTAACAGTAACTATTCTTACTCTACTATTTTTATCTGTACTTCCATCTGTATCGATAAGTCCTGCTAATAAATCTAATCTTTGTCCTCTACTTGCATATTTATAAATATCAGGAATGTGTTTATTATTATAACAACCTAATCCTCTAATCGTTTGGATTATATTTTGGTGGCTATAATAATATGTTGGAACACCTGTA